GGCAGTCAAGCGGTAAGCTTTACCGGCCTTACGGCGTCTACGACCTACTATGCGCACTACGTGCAGGACGACGCGGCAGCCAACGAGTCGAACGTGGTAAGCTCTGCTAGCTTTACTACTGACGCCTCTGCCGACGTTACGGCCCCTGTGCTGTCCAGCCCTACAGGAAGTGCAAACGGCGCGTATGCCGCGTCCGGCACAGTCAGCACTGATGAGGGTAACGGGACCCTTTACTTCTTGGCATCTGCGAACGCGTCTGAGACGGCGGCCACTATTAAGGCGAGCGGGAGCAGTCAGGCGGTAACTGCGACAGGCTCGCAGTCCGTCGGGTTTGGAGGACTAGCAGCAGAAGGGACTTACTACCTGCACTACGTACAGGACGACGCGGCAGCCAACGAGTCGAACGTAGTGAGCTCTTCCAGCTTTACGACATCGGCTGCGCCTGAAAGCTCTTTGGGATATACTTCCTCAATCACCGCAGGTATTACGTCAGACATCACTGAGGGATTGACACGTGGCTAGTGTGGTAGACATCTGTAACAGGGCGCTGTCTAAACTCGGGCAGATACGCATCACTTCGCTGTCCGATAACAACAAGGCCGCGAAAGCATGTAACCATGCGTATCCATACGTGAGGGACTACGTGCTGCGGACACACCCGTGGAACTGCACGATGGCTCGGGCCACCCTTGCACCACTGTCTACGGCACCTACGCACACCTTCGCGTACGCGTACCAACTGCCCTCGGACTGCTTAAAGCTGCACCACGTGGAGACCCCACTGCAATGGTTCGTCGAGGGCCGGACGATTGCTACCGATGAAGGTGCGACTCTCGAGATCGTGTATCAAAAGCGAGAAGAAGACCCGAACCAGTACGACGTCTCTTTGGTGGAGACGATGGCGGCCCGTCTTGCGTATGAGTTGTGCGAAGAGATGACGCAGAGTAATTCCAAGAAGGACGCAGCGCTGCGTGAGTACCAAATGTGCTTACAGGACGCCCGCGTCAGAGATGCCCAAGAGCAGGGCCGAACTGACCTAGAGGAAGACGACTGGGTCAATGCGAGGTATTAAGTGCCAAAATCAAGTCCGATCATTACGGCGTTCAACGCGGGAGAGTGGAGCCCTAAACTAGAGGGCCGAGACCAGCAAGAGAAGTACCAGAGCGCTTGTCGAGTCCTAGAGAACTTCATTCCGCAGATCCATGGCAATGCGGAAAAGCGCACGGGCACTCGTTTCGTTGCGGAAGTCAAGAACAGTGCTAATGCAACGCGCTTAATCCCTTTCGAGTTCAGCACCTTGCAGGCCTACGTTCTTGAGTTTGGCGATCAGTACATGCGCGTATACAAGGACAGCGGCGTGGTCGAGTCAAGCCCATCTGTAGCTTATGAAATCTCCACGCCATACGCCTCCGGAGACTTGTCAGGCCTCCAGTTCGCACAATCTGCGGACGTTCTGTACTTAGCACATCGAGAGTATGCGCCTCGAAAACTAAGCCGCACAGGCGACACTTCTTGGACCTTGACGGAGATCGAGTTCGACTGGCCTGCCTTCTTGCCAGACAACGCCGACGAGAGCGTGACAGTGTACGCATCTGCGTCGACCGGTACGTTCAACTTGGTGGCAAGCTCCGCGATTTTCACCGCTGACATGGTCGACGGATATTTCAAATTCAGCGAAAACATCTTCTCTCAGCATGATCTTTGGGAGCCTGGCGCAACTATCTTAGGCGGTGAAACCCGTCGATTCGGCAATAACGTATACTCATCGGCTGCGGGAGGCACTGCGGGCACTCGTCCGCCCATCCACACGGTGGGCACAGAAACGGACGGGAGCATTACGGACTGGGAATACCTTCACTCTGGCTCTACTTACGTCAAGATCACGGCGTATACGTCAGGCACGCAGGTATCTGCGCAGGGCGTAGGGGCTTTACTGCCTGCGAGCGTCATTGGGTCAGGCAACGCAACGTATCGATGGGCGATTGGTGCTTGGTCCGCAGAAAACGGCTTCCCGTCTTCAGTGACGTTCTACGAGGACAGACTGTTGTGGGCCGGAACGACGAACAACCCGCAAACAATCTGGGGGTCCAAGTCCGGCGACTACGAAAACCACCAAAGCGGCACCAACGACGACGATGCGTACCAGTATACGATCAACACTGACCAAGTGAACGCGATCCAGTGGCTCAGTCCCGAGAAGGTGCTGCTTATCGGGACTCTAGGCGGTGAGTTCGCCATGCGCGCCAGTTCTTTGGACGAGGCGATCACGCCTACAAACGTCCGAGTTAGTGAAGAGACACAGTTCGGCAGTAAAGCACTACGAGCGATGCGAGTCGGCAACGCGACGCTGTTTATCCAGCGTGCAGGCAGAAAGTTGCGTGAGATGAAGTACGATTTTGACAGCGACTCCTACCAAGCGAAAGACATCACTCTATTGTCAGAACATATTACGTCGCCGAGCGTCGCCGAGATGGCCTACCAGGGGCAGCCAAGCCAAATCCTTTGGTGCGTGCGATCAGACGGAGTTTTGCTCGGCTTTACCTACGAGCGCACGGAACAGGTATTCTGCTGGCATCGTCATGTTCTGGGAGGAACAAACGCTAAGGTCAAGTCCGTTGCAGCAATCCCACACCCCGATGGCGACCAAGACCAACTTTGGCTAATCGTCGAGCGCACGATTGACGGCAGCACGGTGCAGTACGTCGAGCACTTGGAGAAGGTTTGGGACACTGCGAATGACATCGAAGACGCGTTCTTTGTTGACTCAGGTCTGACGTATGACGGGTCTGCGGTCACGTCCCTGTCAGGCCTCGACCATCTTGAAGGCGAGACGGTCACTGTATTGGCGGACGGCGCTTCTCACGCATCCAAAGTAGTGTCATCTGGTGCGATTAATCTAGACAGATCTGCGTCGGTGGTCCACGTCGGCCTCGGGTATGACGCCACACTTCAGACTATGCGGATCGAGGCGGGTGCGGCGGACGGAACTGCACAGGGCAAGACTAAGCGACTTACGAACTGCACGGTCAGACTGTATCAAACGGGACCAGGACTCTGGTACGGCGCGAACACCACGGAGATGGACGAGATCAACTTCCGGGAAACATCGATGGCGATGGGGGTCGCAGTCCCGCTGTTCGACGGGGACAAAGGCCCGCTCCCTTGGCCAGAAGGCTACGAACAGGATGCTAGAGTAACTTTGCAACATAGGCTACCATTACCGTGTAGTATTTTGGCGATTATGCCGCAACTTGTGACACAGGATCGATAGATGGGCGTACCAGCGATGGCGATGATGGCAGGGGGGACTCTCCTTGGCATCGCAGGCACTCTCGCACAGGGGGAGGCATCCGCACGCGCTGCGGAATACAACGCTCAGATTGAAGAAGATGCAGGGCGGCGCAGAGCCGACTTGGTGCGAAAGCGCGGACGCAGGGCTCTCGGCACAATGCGAACGTCTATAGCAAGGTCAGGGGTTCGCATGGAGGGCAGCCCGATGGACGCATTCGCAGAGTCGGCGGCTAACATCGAGTTGGACGCCCTGAACGCGATTTACGCAGGCGAGACCAGCGCCACAATGCGCAGGTTTGAGGCGAAATCCGCACGTAAAGGTGCAAGAATCAGTGCTGGGGCGCAACTGCTCTCTGGCGGTGCGCAGACTATTGGCGCAGGTTATCAGACAGGAGTATTTTCGTAATGCCACGCTTTAAAGTCCAAGAACAACAGACGATAGCACAGGCGGCTCCAGCAACTGCGGCGGCTTTTGGGGCCGGAACAGGGGCCGCCATTGCCCAAGCAGGTGGCGCGGTCTCAGACGTGGGCAACGCTCTTGCGGAGATCGAGCAGCGCTCCAAGATGCGGGCGGATGTAATCGACCGAGTACGTCAACAGAACATATTTGAAGAATCTGCGATGGGTCTGCGACAAGAAGTCATGGACACCGAAGACATGTCAGACCCCGCAGTGGTCGGCGTGTTTAAGCAGCGACTAAGTGAGCAGATGAATGCGGTCATGGAGGCACATAAAGGGCTTCCAGGTAGCAAAGAGCAGCTGCGCGCTTCTTTGGAAAACTCCGCAGGGCAGTACATTAAGCAGATCACAGCCGACCAGATCAAAGCGCAACAGTTTATGATCGTCGACAACGTCAAAGGTCTGACCAATCGACTTGCCTCGGTGACAACTGAAGCGCCTGACGTGTTGGAAGACGCGCTAGAAGAGTTGGACGTACGCATTGACGAACTGTCCCCCGCTCTCACCAAGGAGCAGGAGGTAGAGTACCGTCGACAGGGCCGCGAAACGATTTTAACGGGTGCGATAGGCAGCTATCTGGAGCGCGGCGACTACCAATCAGCAAAAGCGCTAATGGACTCGAAACCTTACGCGGAGGCACTCAGCCCTGCCACATCTCGCAAGTTGCGCATGGACGTGGCGGAGCAAGCGTCGGAAGCGCGGGCACAGGAGCAGGCGTTCAACGACAAAGTCGCCAAGTTTACCGCGTTGACTAAGCGAAACTTGACCCCTGAAGAGATGGCGAGAGTCAAGCTTCTGCCCGCCAAGAAAGACATGACTACTGCGGATAAAATCGCAGAGTATGAGCTTGTCACGGGTGAGCCCGCGCCGCAGTCCGTAGTAGACGACATGTATAACATCGACGCAGGTTCTAACTTTGGCAACAGCTTAAGGGGCCGTGCGCTTGAAACGATTAACAGCGGGCTGAATTCGTACTCGCGCGGGACTCTCAGCCAGCAAGAAGCTGTCGAGTTCCAAAGCGCAGTCTACGAGGCATATGGCGTGAAAGAATACACCGACCCGGTGACGGGCGCGCGGACTCGATCTCAGCCATCTATGCCTCCCGCAGTGCGGCAAGCGCTTGAGACGGGGGCTGCAACCTACGGCACCGTCGACCCAGGAGTCATGGGCAGCGAGCCAGCTCCAGCAGGCACTCAGCCCATGGACGCGCTTGAGGGCACCCCGCTTTGGGATGAAGCAGAGTTTGTTTCTGGGCCTTTCAGTGCGGCAGAGCGGACTATTTACGGGCTGACAGGGGAAGGGGACCCAAGAAGCCAGAGAGCCGCGTCAGCAGCTCGATGGTTACAGGAAAACATTGTCCGAGGCATACGCCCCGAAGGGAAAATCGCGGATCAGTACCGACAAGAGCTAATGTCCTTGGTGAATATCGAGCCGAAGGTGTTTGAGAACGACATGGCATACCGCACCAAATTGGCGGACATGGACACCAAGCTGCGCGATCGATTGACAGAGCTGCGGTCCATCGCGGACGGCGAAGTGCCTTCGACGGTACAAGAGCGCCGTGATGCGATTACGCTATCTAACAATATCCAGCAAGCCCTCGCAAGACTACAAGTGCGCAGAGTCAAGACTCCTGACGACGCGATGAAGCTTGCCCCCGGTACTTGGTTTGTAAATCCGAAGGGCGAAGTCTTACAGGTTCCAGAACAGCAAGGCGTGACCGATGGCGAATGAGGCTAACAAAGACGAATGGGCGGACTTTCGAGCCAACGTAAAGGCGGAAGGCATCCCACAGACTGAGGCGGACGACTGGGCACCGTTCAACCCTGCGCGACCTGTCATGGGCGACATGGCTATGGCGGGGCAGCAATTCGCCGCAGGAGCCGCAGAAGGCTCTGGCGGCCTTGCAGGGGGCCTCGCAGGAGCTAAAGCGGCTCTAGCGCTGCCGATACCCCATCCACTGTTAAAAGGGGCGGCGGTGATTGGCGGCGGCGTTGCAGGTCTGTTCGGCGGAAGTGCTTTGGTGAACGAAGCGCTAGACATCGCCGACGTTCCCGCACCAGAAGACTTGCCTCCAGATCAACGTCCGCTTGCGTATGCGTCTCGATCCCTCGGAGGCGCTGTACCTTTTATCGCCGCACCCTATGTGGCAGCACAGCGGGGCGTAGTTCTCACGGACTCAGGAGTCGGGAAGCTCGCAAATCAGATCATACAAACTGCAAAAACTCAGCCCAAAGTATTCGGCGCTGTAGAAGGCGTTGCGGCGATCTCTGCGGCAACGGCGGCAGGGATAGCGGAGGAAGTTGCGCCGGGAGAGACTGGCATCCGTGTTGGCGCGGAAATTACGGCGGGCATGCTCGCACCGGGTGCGCTAACTGTAAAAGCGTATCGGTCAACGTCCCGAGCCGTGCGCAATGTTATCAGCAAGATGTCAGAGTCGTCACGGGAGACGGTAGCCGGTCGCATGTTGACTGAAATGTTTGACAAGGCGGGCGAAGACCCAACTGCCGTGGTCGAAATGCTCAAGATCAACGGCGTCATGGATGAACAGGGTAAGATCCTGGACGAATCCCTGAACAACGCGCAGCGCACAGGCTCCGAAGCCCTTGGTGCGTTGCAGAAATACTTGGCAGACACGAATCCTGAATTCAAAGCAGCGCTCTCCAAGCAAGAACAGGAGTCTCTGGACGCCATGCGCGGGATCATCTCACTGCTGGGCAAGACGGGAGACCCTCAGGCGCTGACGACTGCCGCAGAGATGAAGTCACAGTATGTGCGCTCTCTGCTTCAGGCACTGGTGGATAATAAGACCGACGAAGCCCTGCTTCAGGCGCGCAAGATCTCGGTCGATTCGCCAGAAGCCCGTATGGAGTTGAGCACTGCGACCCGAGACGCCCTGATGAGTGTAGTGTCCGAAGTGCGCAAGACGGAAAGGTCACTATGGGCACAGGTGCCGGACCAAGTGTCGGCAGAGATCAGCAGCCTACAGTCTACGTTCGACGATCTTAAGGCGACTATGTTGCCTGAGTTGGTGAACCAGAAACTGCCGAAAACGGTCGCGAGCTTCTTGTCCAGAAAGGCGGCGGAGGCGAAGGGCTCTGGTTCTGTAATCTTCATCCCTGACGAGTTCCGGTCGGCGCAGCAGCCTTTTGGTATGCCTACGACGGCGACCACGGGGGAGCTGAAGCAGTTGCGGTCTGAGCTGATGGACATGGCGAGGGAGTCCACTAACGCAGGCAACTTTAGCCAAGCGCGCATATACAGCGATTTAGCCGAGGCGGCGCTGGATGACATCGATAAAGCGTTCGCGCAGGCAGGCGATGATGCTTACGACAATGCGCGACGCTTCTCTAAAGAGATGAACGACGTATTCACCCGCTCATTTGTTGGACGCGTCACGGGGCAAGGTAAGTACGGCGACCGTGTGGCTCCTGAGCTGACGCTTCACAAGGCCCTTGCATCCGGTAAAGACGCGGCAGACATTAATTTTCAACAGCTACAGGACGCGACGCAGTTCTTGGATGTGCGAGGCATGGGCACCGACGTGACGCAAGAGTCCGCGCAGGTGGTGCTGGATGCACAAGAGCGCTTTACCCGATTAATGTTCGCAAACGCGGTCGACCCTGTCACAGGGCTCGTCGGCGAGAAGCGATTGAAGACTTTAGTACGTGAAAACGAGGCATTACTGAACCGATTCCCAGAAGTGAAAGAGCAAGTCCACAAAGCGTTGACGTCAGAAGCCGAACGCAAGGCGATGTCGGATTGGGTGGGCGGCAAGCTCAAGGCGGTCGAGCGCATCAAGGCGTTTGAGCAGGCGCTCGGCAAAGACCCGATCACCTTGGCGCAAAGGGCGCTGGATTCGGCAGCCTCCGAGAAAGAGCTGCGCAAGTTGGTCAGTTTAACAAAAGGCGGAGCTGTTGCAGGATTCGACGGAGAGCAGGCCAAGCAAGCGCTATCTGCGTCCGTTCTGGCGGCAGCACGCAGACAGTCTACAGACTCTGACGGGGTGCTCAACTTAGAGCGCTACATGGCGATCTTGACTAAGCCCTCCGGCGTGAAAGGGCCGTCGCCATTGGAGGTTCTGACATCGGCGAAGGTGCTGGATGCAGATCATAAGAAATCCATCGACACCGTGTTGCGTGTCATGGAGAAGATACGCACGTCGCACACGCCTGGTCACGCTTTTGAGTCCGGAGAGAACGTAAGCAACGCTGCTCTGAGTCTTATTGCGCGGATGGCGGGCACGTCAGTCGTCGGGGCAGCAAGCAAAACGGTCACAGGCAAAGGGGCGAGCATCCAAGCGCATGCGGCCGGTGCCAATTTTGCGAACATCATCGCGCAGAAGTTGACCACTGCTAAAGTTGACGACTTGCTTATTCAGGCGCTGAACGATAAAGACTTTTTAGTTAAACTACTACAGAAGGCCGACACACCGGAGGCCGTCGAGATTCAGGCGCGTCAGATTAACGCGTGGCTCATGCAGTCAATGGTGAGTGCAGCAACGTCCGAGGATGAACAATGACAGTTAACACCAGTAACAAGCGAATCGAGTACAGCGGCAGCGGCTCTACGACGGTCTTTGCCTACAACTTCAGAATTCTGGACGAGACGCATCTAGAAGTCATCTTGGTGAGCAGCAGCGGCGTTGAAACAGTCCAGACTCTGACAACGCACTACACCGTAGCAGGTGCGGGTGACGCGGGAGGCGGAGACGTCACTATGGCGACTGCCCCAGCTTCAGGAGAGGCGCTGGTGCTTAGACGAAAGATGCCGTTCACCCAAGACATTGACTACGTGTCAGGAGACCCGTTTCCCGCAGAGACTCACGAGCGGGGCATCGACGAGCGAGTCATGGAGGCCCAAGAGCTGATTGAGATCACGGATCGAGCACTTAAAGCGCCGAAGCAGGACTCTGCCATCGGGGACATGCCTGCGGCTGCTGCGCGAGTCGGCAAGCTGCTTACGTTCGGGACCACAGGAGACCCCGAAGCTACTGCGTACACCAGCGCACAGGTGCAGGCTGCGATTAACGTCGCGTCGAATGCTGGCACTAATGACACTGAATTTATCTTCCACGCGGAAGATAGCGACACATACACCTTGGCCCGTTACTTACAAAATCGGCATGTGGTCAACGTTAAAGATTTCGGGGCCGCAGTGGACGGAGTGACCGAGGACTCGTCTGCTTTCTCAAATGCAGCAACAGCCGCAGGGCTCACTAAAACTATTCTGCTTCCTGAAGGGACCGCCGTCGTTAGCTCGGGAGACTTCTCTCAGTACTCTTTTGTCTGTTTCGGAGACTTTTACTCAGACAACGCTACCGTGAATGTGACAAGACTAGGCTCCAACGCTAACGAAGTCACAGTGTCGGTAGGCTCTGGAGGGGATTTCACCACCATAAACGAAGCCATAGCGCACTTAATCGGTAGATTTCCTACAGCCACACCACAACCGAAAGCTGTCATAAACTTGCGGACAGGCTTCGTAATGGAGGAGCAAGTTTTTGCATGGGGCATAGACCTATCTTGGATTCGTATCACAGGGGATGATGCAGAGACAACTATCGACAGCTCCTACTTAACTGAATCTCCGTCAACGGGGGTTGACAATTACAGTTCAACATATTACCCCGCGTTTGGGGTATATGCCGGAGGGTCCGGGCCTAAGATTGATCAGATGTTTGATATGGGGTTCACTGCGCAAGACCCTACTTTTAGAAATGTAGGGGTCCTCTGCTATGGTCCCGGGTCAAGTATAGAAGTGGGTAGATTATCGGGCATTCGTAGATGTGGCTGGTACGGAGTTCTTGCGAATTTAGGGGCGAGGGTTTTAGCCTATGAGAGTAATTTTAATACAACGTATGGGAGAGGGTTTTTCGCAAATGAGGGTTCCTTGATCTCTGCAAGGGAGTCTACAGCAACGGGTTGTCTGTCCACTGCTTACCATTCCTCAGACGGTAGTCAAATTAATGCAGAACAAGCAGATGGTTCAAACTCTTTGGTCGGATTCTCCACCAATAATGGAGGCAGGATAAATTGTAAAAATGCTACCGCCACCGGATGCCAAGAAGGTGTTTATGCCGGCAATGGCGGTGAGATTTGCGCGGAGGGGGTCACGGCATCCGGCGCCACGGGGGGGAACGGCGTAGGAATTCGGGCTTTTCAGGGCGGGAGAATCGACGCGAGCAACGCAGACGCCAGTGGTTGTGCTAGTTTTGGTATCAGCATAGAGCACGGATCTTGGTGTAACGCCAGGAATGTAAATGCCCAGAAAGGAGGGGCCCCAGACCCCTCAGACGTAAGGGCGCTGACGGGCTCGTGGATTAACTTTGACGGCGGCACTGGCGGCACCTCCGAAGTTGTCAACACCTTAACCAGCAACGGCGTGATATCCTCCTAGGCATGAAAATAAAATAAATGAGGACGTCAAACGTGAGGCCTGTTAACTTCTTCTATGTACACTGCTCTGCCACACCGCCGAACATGGACATCGGTGCGGACGAGATCCGCGATTGGCATGTTAACGACAACGGTTGGTCAGATATTGGCTACCACTGGGTGATCCGGCGCGATGGCGTCATCGAGAAAGGCCGCGACTTAGACGGCGATGGCGAAGTGGACGATGACGCGGGGGCACATGCGTTCGGACACAATGCCGACTCGGTCGGGATCTGTCTTGTTGGCGGGTGGCATGGCGACTTTGACTTCACGCTGGAACAGGTGCAGAGCCTCAAGAGTTTGTGGGATTACTACCGCGCACGCTACAATGGCATTCAGGCCCGAGGGCATCGGGACATTCCAGGGGTGACAAAGACGTGCCCCAACTTTGACGTAAGGAGTCTACTCAATGGCGGACATGACTAACGGGAAGCTGGGGAAATTCCTGAGCATTGAAGTGCTCGGGATGGCAATCTCGCTCATATTTGTGGGGGGCATGGCGTGGGCCTCACTCAATGAGAAGGTGAACGCGTCGCAAGAAGAAACCGCTGCTATCTCCCGTGATATGGTTGAAATGAAGCGAGAGCTTCAGGTCATCAAGACGTCATTGGAGGTGATAAAGCTTGAACAGAAGTACACCGCGAGGGATTTGCAGGAAATTAAGCAGCAAGGCAAAGCCCTCGCGGAAATCCGTAAGCTACTGGAGAAGCAAGAATGAACAACAAAACCACTGTAACTGATCTAAGTCTTGGCGGTGCGCTTGCGTGCCTTCTGCTGTGGGTTCTGGGCTACTTTCAGCCGGAGTTCACTGCTCAACTTCCAACGGGCGGCGAGGCGGCCATCGCGCTGATCTTCACAGGGCTGTTCTCATACATCAAGGAGGCGAAGTCATGAAGCACTGCGTCCTTGTGCTGCTACTACTTTTTAGCGGGTGCAGTCTGTTTGAAGACAAGCCGAATAACGCGACTGCGTTCACGTCTGACCAGATCGTAATGCTGGCGGAGCAGGTGGTGCGGGCGCAAGCTGCGGGCGTACTGTCTGAGGCCGACGGCGACGAGTTTATCGATAAACTAATCTTTGCGAATGGATTGCTCGGAGACACCAGCGCGCTGTTCACCGATCTGGTGGAGTGCGAGGGTGCCGAAAACAAGTACCAGTGTATTGATTTGATTTTACAAGAAGTGGAGGGGGCATTGTGAACGCTCAAGCAATCGTACAGTTAATGCGGGTGCTGGTGCAGCTCGGGATCTCCGTCGAGCAGTATCGTGCCGCAGTGAACAATCCCGACATGTCAGACGAAGAACTGGCAGAGCATATCAACGCCAACACGGACAAGTTGCTTGAATTGCGTGACCGCGACCACTCTTGAGGACTGACTTATGCCTGACTGGTTTCACCTGAAAGATAGACAGACCACTGATGGGGGCTTACGTCTTCAGGTGGACGGCGGCAGGCTGAAAGTGCAACAGACCTTGTCTGACTCCGACTTCGCAGACGTGTATTCGTCAAGTGCGTCGGGGGTGTTTGTCAAAAGTGTGGAAGACTTCCCTGAAGCTGTGGGAGGTGTGATATCGCTGGCGGATGACGCCACATACTTCTTGCTCAATGATGTAGACCTCCTGGGGGCGCGCATAGTCGGAGGGCGCAACTCCGTTTTGATTGGGGGCAGCTCTGAGAACTGCGTCCTGTCCAGCACGGGACTCGACTCTGGCACTGCCCTTGTCAGCAGTGAATTCTCGTTGCCTTGCAGGTTTATGGCATTCAGCCATGGCACCGCGTTGGGCCTGGACGCAGGCGCAAACCCTGATCAAGCAATCGATTGGTTCGGGGTGAACTTTCTTAACTGCGCAACGATTGGCACGATCAAAAATTTCAGTAACGTCATTCTGACAAGTTGCGCTTGGCTGAATTCGTCGGGCATGACTTTCGGCGGGACGATAGGCACCGTAAGCTTGGATAAGTGCCTACTTCAGTCTTTTGACGGCGGGGACGCGATCACAGTCCCTGCAACAGCGGAACTTACCCGACGCTTCCGTGTGATCTACTCAGCGGTGGTCACAGGTTCGGGTTCTATTGGCATTAATGTGTCCGGTAGTGCGACGATCCCCGTAGAAAGCTACATCCTGGACACCATAAACTTCAGCGGGGCTGGCACTGCGACGTCCGGCGTGGCTTACGACGACAACAAGGCCCTTTGGGTGAACTGCGTAGGAGTTAACAACTCGTCTTCCGCAGGTCACATGTATATGCAAAACAACGCCACTGCGACGACGATAGGCGCAACGGGCACGCCTGTAAAGGTGGCAGGCACGACGGTCGTGGGTCCGACGACGGAGAAGTTCACCCATACAGCAAACCGGCTAACATACGCAGGCGCAATACAGCGCCGGTTTCGGGTTTCCGTAGTGAGCAGCTTTTCCGCGGGGTCGAACAACGAAGTTGGCACGTATATCGCGAAAAATGGATCAGTTGTCGACGACAGCGAAACCTACGCTACTGCTAACAGCGCGGGCCGCCTTGAGAACGTCATCGCACAGACCGTGGTGGATTTAGCGGAGAACGACTACGTGGAAGTCTTTGTCGAGAACAATACTGCTGCGACAGACATCACCGTCGAGGCACTGTCCGTCATCATCTCGTCCGTGATTTAGAGGAAGTTTAGCTCGCCAGTAGCCGCTCCGCGTCGATACCGTTCGAGCGACTTCTTCAGGCCTTCTTGGTCGTCGTCTTTGCGCTCTAGGGCATCCACGACGGCGAAGTCCACCGTGTCCCTCGCGAGAATGCGGATGATCGAGACCGGCTTGCTTTGGCCGTTCCGGTTTAGACGACCGTTCATCTGATCGTACAGCTCAAGCGACCAGTTAACTCCGAACCACACCAAGATACTGCCGGATTCCTGCAAGCCATCGACGCCGTGCCCCATAGATGCCGGGTGACCGATCAACAGCTTAATCTCCCCCCTGTTCCATTTGTTGATGACTTTCTCAGTATCCTTTGATGCAGTCTTGGTCAAGTTCACAGGTCGGTACTTCTTAAAGCGTGCCATGATTCGTTCCGCATCTGGAACAAACGAATAGCTGCACAGCACAGGGGCTCCGCCTGCTTCTTCGAGCACTTCCTCCAATGCGTCCAGTTTGGCGTCGTGCAGCGCCTCAGTCTCTCTGGATTCTGAACTCAGAAAGGGAGTCCCGTTGGCGAACTGAAGGCACTTGTTAGACACCGAAGACCTGCTAAATACTTCGATCTCCCTGCCGTTCTCCAACTGGGTGAACATCTCCGCCTCGACATCGTTGTACGCTTTACGTGCGGCAGGCGGCAGATCCACGACCATGTTAGTGACTTTAACTTCAGGCAGGTCTAGATAGTCCTTCGCATCCATCTTTTTGGTGATGTCCGCGATCTTCTTTTCGATGGCCTCTCTGCCCAACTCCGTCGGGGTGTAGTTCCACCCGTTGTAGTCCGAAACAAAGTAATCATTCTTGAAGTGCGTCACGAACTCCCCGAGGCGTTTGCCTCCGTCTACTGCGAGGTACTGGCCGAACAGATCCAGATAGCCGTTTGACGCAGGAGTCCCCGTGAGTCCTGTTCTGTATTTGAAGTGCGGGATGATCTTGCGCCAACCTGTGAACTTGACCTTGAGATGCCCCCCTTTCTGTTTCCGGTCGCGATTGCCGCCCTGCATGCGCAGCGACGTACTGTTCTTCAGCTTCGACACTTCATCATAGACAACCATCTGGAAGGGCAGCGGCTTGCCCTGTGAAAGGTAGTAATGATCCAGCGTCTGCGCCAGCCAATTCATCGCCTCATAATTCACCAAGAATACGTCGGCGTTGGCGAACAGTGCGCGGGTGCGCTTGTCTTTGGTGCCGTGCACGACGCTGAAACGTAGGTGTTTCGTATGGCTCCACTTGCGCGCCTCACGAGCCCACACCGCTTGGATGACTCGCAGCGGGCCGAACACCAAAGTCTTTTGCACTTGTCCTGCGCGCATTCTGTCCACGATGGTGGTCAGCGTGATGGGCGTTTTCCCCAGCCCCATCTGAAGCCATAGCATCGAGTCCGGGTGCTGAAGTTGGTGCAGGACGCACTCGCGCTGGTAGTCGTAGAGCTGTTCAGGATTGAGCATCCCAGCCTCCGACTACTGCGTGTAACGTCGTCCAGCAGCCTGACATGATCGTCGCACTTATCAGGGCATACGCCACTTTCTCCTTATACCAAAGCCCTTCGTTAAAAATTCCCAGCGAGATGACTTCGTGCAGCGCGGTGAGCATGCCAATCCCGAACACCATGGTAAGAAGGCCTGCCATCGTCATTATGATTTTCATGAATGTACCTTTTGTAGTGCGTAGATGAATTCGTCTACTTGTGAATGTCCCGCAAGCGTGACGACTTTCGCGCCATGTGCTTGCAGACGCTCCTGCTCCCTTTCTTGGTGGGACTTCAGCCTGCCGTCGTCCATGGTTTTCAGCTCAACGAACCACACGTCGCCGTTGATGATGACGATGCGGTCCGGCACTCCTGTGCGACCTGGCGACACCCACTTGCGAGTAATGCCTCCGATGGCCTTGATCTGCTCGTCCAGGTATGTCTCGACTTTATTCTCTCTAACACCCATACTTCCCCCTCAAGTATCTGTTGACGGGCGAGTTCAGCCCTTCTTCTGTTTGCTTGCGCAGCTCTTCGGCTTTGCGTTTCTGCCATCGCAGGACGGCCCCGCACTTCGCACCACACGTCGCCCCTTTTCGTTTATGTTCTTTCTTGCACACTTCGCAGATCTTAAACTCGATTATCTTCATGGCTTAGTCCTTGGTATAGTGTTTGCATACGTAGCCGTCTGCGCCGAGCCACATGTCTTGTGCCCAGCTCGGCTGGGTCGTCATGCAGGAGCGAAGCAGTTCTAGCTTCTCGTTCGCCTCTGCGACGTTCTCTTCGCACCCGATCTCGTCGTGAACTTGCAGCACTGGCGTCATGCCGTACTTATCTGCCTCGGTCAGCCCGTGGAACAGGATGTCCATGGCGATTGACTGCACAATGTTCTCGGTGAACAGGCCGGCATGCGCGAAGATGCGGCACCATTGGTTCTTGTCGTTCGTGCCCATGTAGCAGGTGTTGGCGATCTCTTTCGATGCATCCCACGGCGCCGGGCGCATCTGAACGTCGGGTTGGTAGTAGGACAGTGCGCGTCCTGATGGCAGCCAGATGCGCAGGAAATGGTCATCGCGCTCAATGTGCAGCCGGTAGCCGTCCAGCGAGTTGCCGGACTGAATGACGTACTTGACTGCCTTTTCAATCCACCGCCAGAATTCGGGGATCTCGGGGTACATGCCTCTGAACGTGTCCACTGCCGCCCTCGCAGACTCTTCGTCCATGTCCACCCCGTAGCCTTCTGAGTACGCAATCAGACCACGCCAGCCGAGCATATACCCACACCCGAGAACAGGGGGCTTGCTAAAGCTGCGCTGCTCTTTGGTGACTTCCTCGTACAGTATGTTGAAATACTTCATCGCGAAGACACGGTAGCTGTCTCGTCCGGCGCGAAACGTCTCGTCGATTAGGCTGCAATAGCACAGCCATCCCAGCACCACGGACTCTATGGACGTCAGGTCGCAGACGACCAGCGCCTTGCCTTCTGGCGCCTTGATGACGTGCCGGATTGATCCGCCTAAAGTGTCTGCGACAGTTTTGCCGGTCAGTAGCTTGAGGCCCGTGCGCTGGCGTCTTTCGACCAAGCTCACCACGTAATCGATTTGATCCATGCGCAAAAACGCCCGCTTCAGGTTCTGCAACTGAATGCGTCGTCCACTCGTACGGTCGGTGCGTGACGCGCCTTTGAACTGAAACATGCCTCGTGCTCTGCCATCGTCGCAAGTGCCTTTCAGCACGGCAACGTACTTACTCACCGCTTTGGCTTCTTTTTGCAGCCATAAATCTATCGCATGCTTCACGTCTGGCGGTGTTAGCGGAAGCGCGGCGACTTGTGATAGCGTTTCCTTCTGCAAGTTGTCCACTTCGCAATTGCGCGACTGTAGCCAAGCTGCGAAGGGCTCGCGGGTGACTTTGCCCAAGCCTGTGACGTTCTTCAGCGCTTGCGTCAGGTCGACTTTTTCATCGTCCCACATCTCGACGGCACCGTGCGCCATGTCGGTATTCATGGGCACACCGCGGTCATTGATCTTCTGGTCCAGTGCGTAGCGATCCCAGTCCCACTGCGCCATTGTCGGGAACTGCCGGAGCCAATGCCACAACTGCCGCTCGACCTTTACGTCTTGTCGGCAGTAGTTGCAGAATTCATCCCACTCCGCCGCCCGGTTAATGTGGTCGTACCATGTCGCTTTGTGATTCTTTGGTGCGGGGGTGCAGAACAAGTTAATCAACTGGCCGCCGCGTTTATCTTTTTTCTCCAGCCCTATTGCACTGAGGATCTGATCAAGGCCCCCTGCGAAGCCTAAGTAGTACGCCTCGATCATGGTGCAGCGCCAGTTCTGGATCGGAGTAAATAGCCCGAGCACGTGTTCGGTGATCAGGCGCTCGAATGTCGCGTTGAACGCAACGTTGGTGTACTCCGGGCTGAGAATGTAGCCTGCCAGCTCGACCGGCAAGGGCTCCTTGTGGGGCTCCCATAAGTTGACGGGACCGTCGTTCACCGCCCAGCCAAGCATAAGCACCCGAGTAGATTCGTGCATCGCGTACTTGTGCGCGCCTGCCGTGCGCAGATCGATCTCGCTGCGCGTCTCATAGTCCAAGTGCAGCCTATTCATCGATAACTTCTCGAACGTGTACGATCTCGCACGCGTCTCCCTGCGCCAGACGAGCCTTCTTCATGTCCCGAGCTCCCTCCTGCTTCCACCACACGCTTGCGGGAGCGGTCGAGCTGAGGCTCACTACCAGCCAAAATTCCCGCTGCACAGGCTTCACTCGGTGCTTTGAGTAGGTGAAGTTGAACGTCCGATTCGCACCTCGGTCGGCTTCTTTGTTGAACTCCTGAACTTTTCCGTCCTTAAAGTTCTCGACGTTGGTGACGACTTGAATCGTCTTCCCGTCGCGATACGCCTGCATTACTTCGATTTGTTCGTCGATATTCATGGTTGACTCCGGTAAAAAGGACGCGGCCCCCACCACAGAAGCCGCGCCAATAGGGAACTTATTCTGGCTTCTGCCCAAAGTACATGCCATAGGTGTGACGCTCTGCTATTCCTTGGAGCGCTTTCATGCCTTCGGCCACCGCGTTAGCAATTGCTTGTACTTCGGGCGAGTCTCCGCACTCAATGTGACAGTTCGAGACTGACACACCGTTGGTGTTCGAGCGGTACTCTTCTAGAAGAACTTCTGCGGCGTGCAGCTTTTCCTCAAGTTCTGCTTTTGTAACCATGAGGCCTCCTACGCGAAGCTCGGGCGGATTGCTACGCCCTGCGCGATCATCTGCTCGTCAGTCCAGCCTGCCGCAGTGTACTGCTCGTATGTCGCCCCGTTCGCCGCTGCCGTCATCACCAATCCCGGAGCTGGTGCTGCTGGTGCTGCTGGTGCTGCTGGTGCTGCTGGTGCTGCTGGTGCTGCTGGTGCTGCTGGTGCTGCTGCTGGTGCTGCTGCTGGTGCTGCTGGTGCTGCTGGTGCTGCTGGTGCTGCTGGTGCTGCTGGTGCTGCTGGTGCTGCTGGTGCTGCTGCTGGTGCTTGCGGTGCGGTGCCGCCGACATCGCCGAACATCTGCTCTGCCGTAGGTCGATTGTCGAGACGACCAAGTGGCCCTTCTTGCCCCGTCAGCATGACCCCGTTCAGACCTGCGCCAACGCCCTTACTGGTGGGCAGGTCGTACGTGAACGTGTTGATCTGCACCCACGCCATCGCGCCAGGGTAGGCAAGTGACGGATCAAGCACGGGCTGCATGTTCGCATCGACGACGATAGGCTTTTGATCCGCCTTCGATGTCGCGCTGATCACCATGTAATTGTGCAGTTCCGGATTGTCCGGGTTCTCAACTGCGCAGTCTTTCAAGCAGACTTTGCCCTTAGCCGGGAATCCCGTCGGCCACTTGTTCGCCTTCTCAGTGTCGATAGCCTGCTGAATCTGTGCCAGTTGCGGATCGTTCTTGGCGACCAACACCGCACAACTGAACTTCGGATCATCTCCCTGCTGCACTGCGCGTGCCTGGAAAATGTGCGGGAAAGATAAAATGCCATGTATTTTGAGTTGCATAATTGTGTCCTTATAGGAATGAAAGTGGTTTGACTTCTTGCACGTCAGCGAACATCTGCTCAGCAGTCTGCTGCTTTCGTGCGACTTTGGTTAGTTTCAATTTGCCTGCCTTGAATGAAACTAGCTCCTCCTCGACGCGCTGTTTCTGCGACTTGGAAAGCTTGTCATCCGGCAGCCCTAAGATCTGCGCAGGAGAGGCCAGCTTGCGTGGGTAAATGTCGTCCTTGGTGAGACGTTTACCTTTGAGCTTTTTCTCCACGGTTTCGGCGTCTTCATTCCAGACGCGTGACCCTCGACCCGGCTGCATCGCGTAGCCTGGGATCTCGACCCCGCTCTCGATGCGCTCTTCTGCTTCTTTTCGGAGTTGATCGAAGACGGAGAGGAACGCATCCTCTGCATCGAGCACGTCCGCAAGCGTTGTGTCGTCCAGCGCCTTTACGTCCGTGAGCCCCTTCTGTACTGCCTCGAACAGACTTAAGCTATTGCTGTCTGAATTTTCGGTAGTCATAAAATTCACCTTTTCGATTGCTTCATCCAGCGCTGCGGTACAGTCTCCGCCTCGCTTAGGGTTCGCTTTGCACCACAGGCACCACTCACCGGGTACGCAGGGTGCGTTCGGGTCGTCGGTGAGTCGTGCAGCTTCTACCAGCTTCTCCACTCTCGACATTACCGCTTGCGCAGAGCAGTCGTAAGGGCGTATCGGCTTGCTAGTCTTCGGCTGCACAATCGTCATGCGACATCCGCCGACGCGATCCGTGCGAAACGGACGGACAAACTCCGGCCCGCTTCCGACATAGGCGCGCATCTGCCCTGCGCAGTATGAAAGAAGCTGCGAGTTGTCGACTTCATCCACCCATCCGCGACCGTCTTTGTAGTCGATGATCTCGATGAAGTGCAGCCCGCCCGCAGGATTTAGCGCGGTAATCGTAATGTCCACCGTGCCCCACCAATCCGTGCGACCAAACATGCCCCCGACGTCTGCCTTCGCCTCCGCCTGCACATTGACAAGGGCGTTCGGGAACGTGTCTTTCAGCTCTTTCACGCGGCGTTTGACGTAGTCCAGGCAGACCTGCACCCGCTCTGCCCGCGCATCGTCAACGAGCCATCCTTCCGGCTTCTCTGGGTGGTCGACTCCTATCAATTCGTACTGGCGAGCGTCGGCCCCGTCTGTTAAGCACATCTCAAGCAGCAGATGCGACCCTGTGCCGTCAACCGCTGCCTCGCCCGATACGTCAGGAAAGCGGGCTTCCTCGCGCACGGAGCCGGGGCAGTGCGGCCACCGGCGGTTGCTTGGTCCTAGTCTCGCGTGACTCATAGCTGCGCTACCTGGTCAAGCAGCTCTTGGTACTTCTCCGCAGGGAGCTGCTGTAAGCCGTCTACACCGAAAGACTGTTTCATAATCTCAACGATCTTCGGGTAGCCCTCGACGCCTGCATCCGTGAGCCGCTTCACTTCTGCGATCAGGCGCTCGTTCATCTGCTCAAGAGTCAGCGCGACCTGCGCTGCGGGTGCTGCGGGTGCTGCGGGTGCTGCGGGTGCTGCTGGGGGTGCCTCAACAGGAGGGGCAGCCATCTGAGTCGCTGGCGCAGCCGGTTGGGGTGCCGCAACAGGGGCAGGCGCCTGTGGCTTTGGGGCGACGGTGGGTTCTGCGGCCTGCACAGTCTCCACTGCACACCCAATGTGCTCCACTTTTGCCGCCAAACCTTGCAGCACGTCAAGCGTTGCTTCCGTTGCGACTGCGATACGCTCTAGTTGTTGTTCAATGCTCATAAAGTTCTCCAAGTTCACGTTTTTGATCTTCAGTGGGGACGATGCGTAAGCGCCCGTCGTTATATGCTGAGATGATTTCTCGGATAAAATGCGGGTAAGGCTTGCGCAGTTGTCGCTCAGATTTCTGAATAAAAATCTCAAGCTCTTGACTGCTCACTTTCACCCGCAGATCCCCATTCAGTTCTGCCATGTGCGTTTCCTCGTTTTTCAGTTCGCAGGGTAAAGTTAGGGAATAAAATGGCGCTTGTCAACATAAAAGTTTGACAAAATGGAATTAGGGAGTCTAAGATGGGGTCAATGCTAAATAATGTCGAGGTAACCAAATATGACTTTAAAAGCATACCGAAACCTTACTAAAGAAGAGTTAAAAGAAGCGGATCATTACGCAGAAACAGGTAATACCGCTGGGCTTAACCGAATGAAAAGGCTGAGTGCTGAGCGCGAAACTAAAAGTATCACTTTGCCTTTAAAAATGTCTGAGCGCGAACTGGATGAACGAATTAATAAAGGCATGAATGATCAACCCAAGTACGCCTGTAATTCAAATTTTTACCTTTCTCGTTTTGATAAGGCTAAGCTCCACCCAACAGCAAAAGCTCTCTTACTTTCTTTGGGCCTTGTGGAACTTACTGATGGCGATCTGTAAAGCAAATTTGTCGCTTAAGGAGACAGCAGAATGAGCATAAAAACCAAGTACACCACTCTCGTTTTTAAGAGTGAGACGAAAGAGGGTCACAATATTGTAGGCAAATATGCTCAGAGCGATCTATGCCGCGCCTGGTCTCTTGATCATGAAATTCTGCGACTTGAGCTAATAGAAAAAGCGCTTGATGAAAACGACATCGAGAAGGCGAAAAGCTATATCAGTCAAGTTGATGTAGCTCAATTCGAGTCAGATTTACAAAGCTAGATAGTTAATTTGTCGCGAGGAAAAATTAAATGGCAGATGTGATAAACCTTTCTTCAAGCTTGCGATTAGAGCCAAAACGCTCAAGGGGTCTCTGTCGCTGCACAAACGTTTTCGTTGTTGAAGATACACGAATGCTTCAATGCCAGAGTTGCGAAAAGATTATCGACCCATTTGATTTTTTGATGCGCGAAGCAAAACAGCAACAAAGTTTCGTTTTTCAGGTTGGACACTTAAAGCATGAGAGAGATCAACTGCACAAAGAGGTCGAAGAGTTGAAGCGCGTGAGGCGCAACTTAAAAGCTCAAGTGAAACGGGCTAGAACGTAATTTTGTCGTATTCGCTATTTGAGTTTTTAATAAAAAGTTACTAGCATGAGGGTGCGGCTTACATCGGTTTGGCCACCGGTGGACAGCCCTTTGACCAGGTTGCCGCGCTTCCTTTTCACAATGGTCATATAATAAGGTCAACGCATGAATCAGGAATTTTTGACAGCTATATTCGGGGAGAATGCCCCCTGGTCCCACGTCACATCTTTCGCATATCCACCCGATGACATACCAACCGACCGCCATATGCAGGCGTGGAAGGGTGACTATGCTTGCCGCGCTCAAATCGAGCCGGACACGAATCAATACTTCACGATCTCGCTGTTTTACGCGGACGAGAACGGACACGCCAGACGCCGCAAGGCGCTATTCAGGCAGACTAACTGCATCGTTCTGGACGACGTTAAAGAAAAACTGTCCGTTGAGGCCTGCCAGCGCCTGCCGGCCCCTTCTTGGGTGCTAGAGACGAGCGAAGGCTCCGAGCAGTGGGGGTACATCCTCGCAACTCCATGTACAGATCGAGCCAGAGTGGAGAACCTTCTGGACGGCCTCGTTGCGCAAGGCCTCGCGCCAGACGGGAAAGATCCCGGCATGAAAGGCGTGACGCGTTACGTGAGGCTGCCTGACGGCATCAACAACAAGCGCAGCAAGGGGCTTTTTAAGTGTCGACTGACGACATGGTCGCCCTTCCAGCGCGTCACCCTTGAGCAGCTTGCCGCGCCGTTCTGCGTCGATCTGGATGCACAGCGACGGGACACCCGTGTTGACGGTGCCGCAGACGTGGCGGATCACCCGTTATTAAGTGTTGAACAGATTCAGGTTAAAGAGGTACGCAGCGATGGTAGATTTGATATTACTTGTCCTTGGGTGGGTGAGCACACTGACCATATTGACAATGGTGCGGCCATCTTCACGAACGCTGACGGAAGCTTCGGCTTTAAATGCCACCACGGTGCTTGTCAGTCTCGGACTGGTGCTGATCTGCTGGCTTATATCCGCACTTTTAGACCAAGCTTTGACACCGAGCTTAGGACTTGGCAGCTTTGCCGCGACGTTGCGGGGGTAGCGCCTCCGCCAGCGTCGGCTCCGGTCGTCCCTCCGCCGCCTATGGTGAGCTTTTTGCCCGACACACCCGCGCAGGTAGCGAAGGCAGACCCGCTTGACTCAATGCTGGACAGACTCCGGCGAGAGCGGCCTACGAGTCAGGAAGCGCGCGACACTGCCGCGTTGATCCTGAAGCACGTCGACTCCATGCCAAAGATCGACCAAAAAGTCTGGCATGATCAGGTGCGGGATCTGATGGACTGGAACGCGCAGGCATTCAAGGACATACTCACCGATCTTAGAAAGCAGTGGTACGGTGAGCGAGCAAAAACTGCCGACTTTTACGACGCGCTGGTCTACGTGCGCGACATCAATCAGTTTTATGACCGACACACGCGCATTTTCTACACTGCCGAGGCGATGCAGAACAGCTATTGCGATCAGGACGCAGAAGCCCGCAAAAGCGCATTGCAAGAAGGCCTTGTGAAAAAGGTAGATCATCTCGACTATGCACCGAAACAGCCTCAGATCTTCCAGCATAAGGGCAAGACGTACGGCAACACATGGAGCGACGAGAGCCAAGAAGCGGGCGCGCCGGGCGACTGTAGCTGGTGGCTCGATCACTGGGACGTGCTCGACTGGGGCGAGAATAAGGAGCATATGCTCAACTGGATGGCCTACACGCTTCAGCACCCAGAACACAAGATCAATCACGCGTTAATACTTTCTGGCGGTGAGGGGTGCGGCAAAGACTTCCTGTTATATCCGCTCATCAAAGCGATGGGTGACAATGCGGAAGTGATCAGCGGGGAAGAACTGCTGGAAGGCTTCAACGAGTACCTACTCAGCACCAAGTACCTGCACATTAACGAGATCGAGCTGGGTGACTACAAAGACGCGAAGAAGATTGCCGCGAAGCTGAAGCCGATGGCAAGCGCTCCGCCGGAGACGATCCCTATAAACAGGAAAGGCATCTCACGGGTGAGCGTGCGCAATATTGTCAATTGCACGATGACATCCAATTCCATCATCCCCATCAGGCTCGACGGAAGCAGCCGCCGGTACTATGCGGTGTGGTCAGACTTCAACCCGCGCGACGCACGGGGCGACATGCTGCCCGCTTGGCGTGACTATTGGTGCCAGCGATGGGACTGGATGCACGGCGACGGGTGGAAAGCTTGCGTTGATCATCTGATGAAGCGAGACTTGCGCGGGTT